TCAAGTACGTGCAGCACCTGCCGTACAAGCGAGGCAAAACTCCTGAGACGTGGTTGTATTGCGGCGACGTGCCGGCGGTGTAGCGATGCCAATATCCAGCGTAAAAATCGAGGGCTTTGAGGAGGCTGACAAGTTGCTGGGAAAGATTGCTGATCCCGAGCGTCGCAATCAGGCATTTGTGGGTGGACTGAAGGCCGCCTCGCAACTTGTTGTATCGCGAGCGAAGGAGTTGGTTCCAGCGCCTGGTTATCCGGGTGACAAGCCGGGGCTCAAGGCGTTGCGAAACACGTTGGGGCATATCGTAAAACAATACACGTCTGCCTTTGTGGCTATTATTGGACCTCAGCGGCCAGCTGGCGCTCATGGGCATTTGGTGGAAGGTGGCACGCGACCGCATGTGATCAAGAGTCGATTGCATAAAGCATTGGCATTTCGGAGCATCATGCGGAAAGAGATTAACCATCCTGGCGCTCGTCCAAAGCCATTCTTGTCACCAGCAGCGACCGATACCAGGCCGCAACAAGAAGCGGCAATTATTGAAGGCATTAACAAACTTGTAAATCCATGACCGATTTCTGCGACGAACTGAAAACGCGACTCAAGGCCGTTTCCGGTGTGACGGCTCTGGTGGGTAGCGGTACGTCGGCGCGGATCTTCCACGATCTGCTGCGGCAGGGCTGCACGCTGCCGGCCGTGGTGATCTACGAGGGTGGCGGCGAGAGTTACCAGCATCTCGGTGGCATCAGCGGCATGGTGCGCTCGGTCTGGCATGTGATCGCTTACGGAGCCACGCGGGCCACGGCTAATGCGTTGGCCGAGACGATCCGTACCAAGGCTCTCAACAGTAACTATCGCGGCCTGTTCGGCAGTACGTTCGTCAATGGTATCAATTGCAGTTCGCATCGCCAGGCTGGCTACGATCCGGCGCAGGACGGTACGGAGACGCCGCGGTATTGGACCGAGCGGGTGTACGACATCTTTCACGTGGAGGATACGACCTAATGGCAGATCTTACGATTACGGCTACTAACATCGTCGCGGCTGACGGGTACAATCCAATCGACCTGATCGCCGGCGAGGCCATCACTCGCGGGCAACCATTTTACACCAAAGCTGCGGATGGCAAGGCATGGCTGGCTTCGTGTGAAAGTACGTCTGCTATTGCCACAGCGACTGGAATTGCCCTCAACGATGCCGCTGCCGGACAGCCGATCCGCGGCATCAATGGTGGGACTTTAGCCTTTGGTGCCATCTTGACGGCCGGCACGTTCTATGTGCTGTCGGCATCGGGGAAGATCTCGCCGTCGGCCGATCTGACAGCGAGTGATTTTGTGACACTGCTAGGCGTTGCTACCAGCACCGGCAATCTGCGGATTCTACTCTACGCCAGTGGTGTGGAGCTGTAATTACCAGGTGACGCATTCCCAAGGGAGGCTCAATAGATGGCTATCGACACAGGACACGGTGCGACAATCACTTTCGGCACACAGGGAGGAACCTGGCGCTGTATTCGCATTCCAGGCCACGCCGAGACGCGGCCTGTGGTGGATACGACGTATCTGGCTACGACCACGACGCGGACCAATATGCCGGGTGATCTCAAGGAGTGCAGCACGTTCACCGTGCAAGTGCAATTCCAGGGCAACCAGGGACTGCCGACGCTGACGACTGCGGAAACGATCACCATTACGCACCCGCTGGCCAGTGGCGGTGCCACAGCAGCTACCGTGGCCGGCACCGGCTATGTGACGCGGCGCAAATATCCCGACATGGAAACCAACGCCTTGCAGGTGGCAGAGTTCGATATTCAATGGGACGGCGGAACAGGACCAACTTTCACGGCGGCCACGTAGTATGACTATAAAACTGGAAGTCAAGTTGGATCGGCATCTCGGTATTCAAGAGACGGCTTTTGGTCCGGTGGAAGTCGATCTGCGGCAGTACCTAGTGATGGCTCAAAATGAGTTCACGGACTTTCGTTGGGTGCATTTGGGCTACATCTGCGAACCCAGTGACAAGAATCCGAACCCGCCATTTAATGGTCTGGAGCAATTTCGGGTACTGCCGCAATCGATCAAGGACGAGATTGTGCAGAGAGTGCGGGAGCTATTGCAGCTACCAACCATCAAGGTGCATGAGCCACTGGAACCAGTGGTTGTCGCGGAGGAGGACGAAACGGACGATGACGACGTTGACGCGTGAGTTGCTGTTGCGGCCAGCGCCGCGACGGTATGACACGGTGGAGCTGCCGGAGTTTACGGCGCGGATCCAGTCGCTATCCAACGGCGAGATGCGGCAGCTGCGGCAGTCGCTGCTCGATAAAAAAGGCGATCTGAATCGCAAGCGTGCTGATCGCCTGCAGGAACTGTTGGTGTGTCACTGCCTGGTGGACGACGGCGGCACGCGACTGTTCAGCGATGAGGATGCTTTCGCGGCTGCCTGGGATGGACTGGACGGGGCGCTGATGCGGGTGCTGTTTGATCGTTGCAAACGGTGGACGGGATTCGCCGCAGACGACGACTGGAATGCCATTGAGGCCGCCGCAAAAAACTCCGAAGAAACCAACGCGAAGCCCTGAGGTGGCGACTGGCCGAGCGACTGGGATTGCCGGATCCCGATGTGCTGGACGAGTTGCCAGAGGATAAATGGCGCTATTGGCAGGCACTCGCGTTGGTGGACGATTGGGGACATGATCGCGTGGCTGATCTGGCGGCGGCTATTCACAACAGCTTGATGCTGGTGGCAGCGAAGCTAGGCGGCCACGTGACCGAACAGGATTTGAATGACGAGCAGCACTACCAGCGCAAGTTTCGCTGGGAGCGACCACAGATCAAGCTGCAGACGGCCGACGAACAATTGGCGATTTTGCGCGGCATGACACGACGATGAGCATTACCACACTGGCCTTCAAGATCGTCGCCGATACGTCGCAGTTCACAAGCGGCATGGTGATGACGCGCAAGGAACTGTCGGCCGCTCGCAATCTATTCAACGAGACACGCACGCCGGTCGAGCAATACCAGGCCGCGCTGCAGGGTCTGCAGCAACTGCAGGGTAAGGGTCTGAACGCCGATGTCGTGCAGCGTTCGGTGCGCAAGTTGCGCGAGGAGTTCTGGGGGCTGAATCAGACCTTGGAGGAAACCAAAACTCCCATCGATAATCTGTTCGCCAAGATCGCTGGTGGCGTGGCCCTCGGCAATCTCGTGGAGCGCGGCTTTCGCAGTCTGTTTCGCATGTTGCGGATGGGAGTATCTGCGCTAGCCAGCAACATCGCTACGGAATTTGAGAAGGCTCTGGACTTCGGCCAACTGTCGCGCAAGTTGAAGCTGGATCCCGCTACTCTCGGCGGTTTGAGTGTGATTGGTGAACGGCTCGGTATGGATCTGGAGGAGGCGGCTAAGAAGTTCGTCGAATCGGGCCGCGACATGAGTCGAGCGTTCGGAATGACAGCCAGGGATTTGCAGGAGGCTACCAACGAGGCTCGGAAATTGGGACTGGTGCTAGATGAGTCGCGGTTGTTTGATATTGAACAAGCGAACGCGGCTATCAGCAAAATGGCCGAGGAGTGGCAGAAGGTCGGCAAGACGTTGGCGGGAGAAGTGGCTCCAGCTTTGCAACTGCTGGCCGAAGCGGCGCAAACCATGCTCAAGGGATTGCAGGATGTAACGCAATCAGTCCAGTCGTTTAGCCAAGCTAATCCCAATGTGTCGGGAGGCATTCGATCCGGCCTCATGATGGGGCTCGGATCTGGCTTAGGTGTCATGGCTCCCGCCATGCAAGCCGGAGCCTATGCGGGATCGCAATTTGGTGGTGCCGTGCAGGACGTGCGCGCCGCCAACGAAAGTGCCCGTCGGGCTCGTGAAATGCAAGATGAGCGGGATCGCCTGAATGCGGAGCAGGGTAAGAAGGCAGCCGCGATCAACGACAAACTATTTCAAATGCTGAATCCGAAGGACGCGTTGCCGGAACGCAGCAGTATGGCGTTTTTTCAGCAAGGCAAACGTGAACTAGCGGAACAGCAGAAACTACGCGAAAAGGCCCGCGAGGAAGGTCAGCGAGCCACGGAGAAGTATGCTACGCCACGCGAGCAAGCCATTAGTGAAATGGGCGATATGCTGAGAATGTTACGGTCAGGATCCATTACGGGGGCCACATTTCAGCGGGCACTCAACGCCGAAGCTAAGAAGTTGGCAGATGCAGACAAGACATCGCCGGCTGGAGCCAATACGGCTTTGACCAAGGGTTCGTTGGCCGCCGTGGCCAGCGAGCGGGAATTGCTGCGGTACAACCAGGACGCTGAACGCCGTACCGAGCGGCGCGAGGCCGAAAAACGCACGATTCTGCTGAACATCGAACGCAATACGGCGCGTTCGTCGTCAGCCGTTACGGAGGTGGATCTCTGATGGCCGTGGTCAGCGTCAAGACGATCAAAGCCAGTGCCCGGGCGGATTCCGGCGGCAAGTCCTATACTGTCGTCTACGATGTGGAAACCAACGATGTGAGCGACGGTCCGCTGGAAGTCTCGCAAGCGAATGGCATTCCGGTTTACTTGGAACCGTATGCGTTCGGCCGCGAACAAGATAACGGCGTCAAACGCGATGGGATCGAGATTGATTTGCGCGATGAGCGCGACACGCGGAAAGTTTATCGCGTGGTGTGTACGTTCACGAACAAGCAGGTCTCAACTCCACCGGGCGTGATCGAGAATGATGATCCGGTACTATTGCCACCAGACATCAGTGGCGACTTTGTATCCACGGAGATTCCGCTGCTCAAGGATAAGGCCGGAGATCCGGTACTGAACTCCGCTGGTTATCCGTTCGAGTCCACCGACGACGATGCGTATCCGACGCTCGTGATCGCCAAGAATTTCAATTCCATCAGCTTGCCGTTACTGGCTGATTACGTGCCCAGCGTAAATGTCAATGAGTTCTGGGGGTTGGAGCCGCGAAAAGCCAAGCTCGTCAAAGCCCCGTGGCAGCGATTGTTCAAGGCCAATGGCGTTCCCTATTACCGCATCACGTTCGAGTGGCACATCAACTGGCAGACCTGGGACTTCATGCCGGCAGATGCCGGCTGGTACTGGTATGACAAAACGCTGGTGCGATATAGTCGCTGCGTGGATCGAGACGGAATACCCGCCGCCCGTGTTATGCCCTTGGACGGCGAGGGGCAGCAGCAGAATCCTGACGATACCTGGAAGTATTGGGACGGCGTGAGCTTGTCCAGCAACAATGACCTCATGCCGTCCTTCAAAATAAAGCGTGAACGGAATTTTGCTCTGCTGGGTGTACCGACTAGCCTGTGAGGAGAATCGCAGTGGGAACTCTCTATATTCCAAATGACGTCGTAGTACAGGGAAATCTCGCCTATACCGGTACTATTCAGGAAATTCCCCGTACGTCGCT